TTACCCTTTCGTTTTCTGAATAGACTCTTCAGTTGCGGCACATACCGCAAGACACGCAACAGGATGCTGCGTGTTTCGTCTTATATAATTAGTTGCACAACTTACTACCGCAAGATAGTTTGTTGATATATTTGAATTTACAGTTTGAAGTCATTCGCCGTAGGTCTAATCTCTTTACCGTTGCGACCGGAATCACTTTTATCACTCGCTCTTTTGTTAGTGGAACTAACACAGTTATCGCGAAAGTAATATCCTCACCTAGAACTGGCTAAGTCGTCGTATTATCTTGATTGACCAAGTAGTAATCTTTGAAATGAATCAGTCTTGTTAAGTTCGCTTTTACGAGCACCCAAATTATTGTAACGATTTAGGATGCTGAGACTTCTCAAAGAGTTTCCTTTGACTATCCCTTCACTATGTAATTATCAGGTAATAATCTTTTCTGTCACCTTAAGAAGTTCCCTAGGGATTTAATGACTTCCTAAGTTCACCAGAGTTTTATCCCTGACTGTAGTTTTTTCACTTTTGGATTTTGCCCCTTGGGGATTCTAAAAATCCAGCCGTGCCTACCCCTTCATTATACAGGCTCACCCTGCCCTGCGCTACCCCCAAAAACGCTTGACTGGCTTTGGTTTTAAGCCCCCTCGCCCCCCCAACTGGGATAGGGGTTAAAAGGGCTTGGAGGCGGTTTTGGCGGGCTTTCGGTGATAGGGCGTAATAATCTACTTAGAAATTAAATGAGAAGGCTCTACGCCTAATACTTCCGCTAATTTAAGTATTGTAGAGAATTTGGCTGGCTTACTCTTCTCTAGCCTACACAGGCTTTCAGGTCGTATTCCAACCATATCTGCCAACGCAGACTGGGTAATAAACTTAGCCTTGCGTAGTGCTTTTATTCTTTCCCCATTGACAATAGCGGTAGCAGACATAATATTCCATTCTTTAGTTGTAATTGTAGTAGCATTTATATCACACAAACGACAGCCGAATCCAGTTTTTCAATAATATCTTTTTGATAGACATGGTCTTTACACCTTGATTACATCGAATTGACCTGTCACAATTATATTCCAGAAGGAGGCAAAATGCATGCGACCTATTACGGTGGCTTTGTTCGCACCTGTCTGAACGAGTTGGCTGATATCGACCAACAAATAGACTTACTTGACCCTGTTCGAGATAAAGAAAGAATTGCTTATCTTAGAGAAGAGTCACTTAAAATACAGTTGAGGGCAGACATATTTTCTAAACGCGCTTCAATTATTTGAACTTGGGTCTTCCAAAGCCAACAATAGCAACAGGTAGATTTGGTTTCAACTTGCTTCTATTTTTCTTTTGATATGCTCTGATTTTCAAACATACTTCGCCACCATTTCTTTGGTCGCCCTTCTTGTCTGAAGCAGTATTACCTTCTACGCAAGTTACTGTTCCGTCTCCATTATTTTTAACTACGATACCGACGTGGGATATTCTATCTACTCCATCTCCGGGAAAATCGAAGAAAACAATATCTCCGGGAAAAGGTCTTACATCTTCACCCTCAAACCAAGTTTTATTTTTCTGAAATGCTTTTGCTCCAGCCAGTGTTGAAACGCAATTTGGAACTTTAACTCCTGCTTGATCAGCACACCACATAACAAAAGAACCACACCAAGGCAGAAAGTTTGCTTTAGCAAATTTACCGTATTTAGTTTCATTTTCTTTTGGACCTTCAATAGTTCCAATTTCTGCTTTTGCTATTTCAATTAACTTTTCTGCTGTACCCAACTCCGCCATTATTTACCTTTCTTTAATTTCGGTTGATATTTTTCTACCCTTTTCGCTACTCTACCATCTTTAAGCATTAACACAATATAACCGTCTTTTATTTGCCACTTATTAAAACCATCATGCCGAGGAACTTTTGATGTCATTACCTTTTCGCCTTACGTTGCCAGCGAGTTCCGTCTTGAATATACCCATCACCATCGCCATCTTTAGCATTAGGTTTGAAACCTTTATCAAACTTATCCGCTTTGAAGGCTATAAAAGAGATTACGATAGCCATAGCGCTATAAATTATGAATACTTTTTCCATTACTTTCCTTTGCGGTTGGCTGTTTTATTATCTACATCTGCAAAGGCTTCGTTTATTTCAGCATTAGTTAATTTACCATCAACTAGGAAAGACCTAGCCAACTGTTCTACTACTGTAACCACACCAAGTGTGCCAGCCAATACTACGGCTTTAATCGTATCAATACCTATAAGAGCACCAGCACCAATTACCGATAAACCGCTTGCTAAAAAAACGGCTATGATTCGTTTAGTTATGCTAATCATCTTTTGCATAAATGACCTACCTATAATTTGATTTTTACCTGAAGCAACCAATTTTACCTCCTTTTAGCAGTTTTCTTATGTTGGGGCTGTTCGTAGTATATAAAGGGAGAACTAGTATACGCATCATTTCTTGCGGCAATTTCTAAGGATTCTGACAGAGAAGCCCCTGCTTCGAGAGCACCTATCGCATAACTAGAACCAGAACCTACTCCATAGAACCCTGTATCATTTAATGAAATACTCATATCGTCTGACAGTTCAAAAACCTGCCCCGCTATGGCTATCAAAAAACAGAACTTTGCTTCATCTTCATCTACGTCCCACTTGTATTCATTTTCTTTGAAACAGGCTTTGAGTGAAGGCACTACTTTGGCTATCATGAAATGATATAAGTCTTTCCACTCATTTCCAGTTGGTCGCGGTGGATTCCAGATATGTTGAGCAATATCGCAAGGTGCACATTCACCACTACCAGCAATAATAAATGGTCCGCGTTGACTTATTTTAATCATTTCTTTATGGCGTTGTACGCGACCATTGTTAGATGTTACTTGGCTATCAGCCCCAAAAAGAACTTTATCTTTTTGCTGGACTGCAATGATTGTGGTCATACTCCAATGGTAAAGGCTATAAATAAAAAATCGACTAGGCGACCCTAATCGGGCTACCTAGCCGAAGTTTCTTATATTACTTTTTTGTTATTTTTTACTTGGTCTTGACTTGGACTTTATCTTCTTTCCTGCCTCTTTCGCTACCGCTTCTGCGATACGACCAAATGCGGGATCTTGTTTATTTATGTATCTTATCGCTACTGGCACTACAGCCACCCATACTGAATTGGCGACTGCCCACCAGTCACCGCTTGAAAAATCTACTGGCGATTGTCCGGTCAATGCTCCTATGGCAGCAATGGCAGAAACTACTGCCCCTAATAAATGTCTTGCATAACTTTCAAGTGCTGTTTTATTTAACTTCATAACTACTCCTTAACAGCCAACTGTTTGACTATGTCATAAATATCGTCTATACGACTTACAACACCTGCTTGGCGTTCTTCTAATCTTATCACTCTATCAGCAAGACTACTACCCCCATTGGGAGATAACTGACTCAATTGGACTTCCATTGGTTTAAGTCTTTCGTCAAGCATTTCTATTATATCTCTGCTGATATTTTTTTTCATAGGTCTCCATATGAACTTACTGAGTATAGTCAATACACCTAAAAGTGAAGCGGTGGTTGCTGCGACAATTTCGACATATTGATGAGTAGTCATAAGGTAAAGAATACCTAATAAGCAAGACTATTTAAGTATAGACATAAATAAATTATGCTAGTTTGCCTAAAACTAATATATCCCCTTTGTTCACTAAACAGAAAACTACATCTGTCACTGTGGGGGTATAACTAGATAAATATCTAATATCGCTAATAGGGTTGATATCACCACTAATTTTAATAGTAACAGTCGCAGGTGGACCTGCTGTTACCACTGTGACTTCGGCTTGCGCAATATCTAATCTAGCATTTTGGGCTACTATTTTCGCGACTATATTATTAAATTCCATAGTTTCCTTTATGTGTAAATCTCGCCACTAGAAACTAGTCTAACAGTTCTGGCTGTTGCTGTCATGGGTTCGGTTGAAGATAAGGGAATACTCAAACTATCTAAAATAACTATTCTGTCTACTTTCGCGCCTTCAGTCTTGACATAAACTATATCTTGTACATCTAGGGCTGGATTAACAATACCTTCCCAATTTATTTTTTCTTGAGCGCCAATATAAGTATTCAATAGTAAAGTTGCAGCAGTAATAGCAGCAGCCGAACTGCTCAAAACGTTAGAATCAACAAAAGTAGGAACTTGACCAAATTTGCCGTATCTATATGTCGGGCTACTTGGGTCTTCGTCCCACACTTCTACTCTAATTGGGCTAGATACATTAGTTCCTTCTACATAATAAATAACACCATTGAAGGTTTCTTTGGTACTAAGGTTCCTATTCAAAGCGGTAACAGTAGTTCCTGAGCCTTCTACGAAAGTCGCGATAGGACTAGTTCCGTCTAAAGTTGGGAACTGTTTCATAACTACTGTGCCTGTCGGGTCAAAGAATAAATCAAAACCGACTAATTGGCAAAGTTCAACCGCGTCTTGCCAAGGGTCGTTATCTTTTTCGGTGCCTAAAATAATTTGATTCACAGTAACATTAGTGGTAGGTAAGGCAACAATAACTCCGGGGTATCTATTTTCTAAAAGATTTTCAATGGCAGTTTCTAAAGCGCCTGAAGTTACTTGAAAAGGTGAAGTCCATTTATTCCTTGAAATAATTAAGGCTCTGTCTTCACCTGTCAGTTCAATAATTACCCCTTCATTTTTATCACTTATATTCACATCTGTGATTACGAAAACCCCTAGAGGTACATACTCCCTAGTTCCATCGTTAAATTCGACACCTCTATAAAGCCTTAACTCGTTTCCGAAGGGAGTAAGTAAATCAAATTGATTATCAGGCACTAAGTTTTCGTCCGTTCTGTCTGTAATTAAAGTTACTTGGCATGTGCGGCGCACGGCACTAGAAGTGTTCACTTCAACTGTTCCGCTTTCAATATACAATTCTTCATATAAGCGATTTTCGCCTGACCATACTTCCGCCTTACTTACTGCTATATGGCTTGTAGCGATTGCTTCTCGAAACTCGTCCGAGGTTGGATACATTATTCTTCCACCTCAACATAAGCCAATTCTACATCTCTAAAAATAACTCCATTTTGAGTGGACTCAGCAGACCAAGTTCTGCCTATAACTCTAATTAACTTTTGATTAAGTAATGGGTCTTGAACTAATAAAGTTCCTTGGTGTTCAATTATAGGATACAGGTCGTCCCACTCATCTTCAGTTAATGTCTTAATTGAATAAATACCGTCTTCACCTTGTAATGGTCCCGCAACGACTATAGGTCTAGTTTCACCTAAAGGTCTAAAAACTGTATTTGGCTCATCTATATTTGTATCCAACTGCGCCAATACTCGCACTCCACCTATATTTATTGCGGTATTGGTTATTGCTTTGAACCACCAAGTCTCATCATTTGTGACGAATACTTGTACCACCGAACTATAAGCCGAAGGGAATTCTACTCCGTTTGCATCTGTCGCTACTGACCTAACTCTGTAATAAGCACTAACACCCCTAGGCGCTTCATAATCCGCGACTGTGGCTACATAACTTCCATTAGGAGTTAATTCTCCGCCATTACGAACGCTGTTGTAAGTAACACCAGAGTCGTCAGACCTTTGAATATCAAATACTTGACTGACGAAACCTGTAGGCGCTGCGCCAGTTGCCGTTAAATCTACATCGTTGTCATCAGTATTAAATACAGCAGCAAGAGTCGGTGCGGTAGGTCCTGTGTAATTCATTGTGAATCCACTTTGACCCCAATCACTATAAAAAGGTTCGTTGTTGATATTTTTTGCGACTTTTACATATGCCCTATAAGTTCCATTTGCTAATAAATCATTTACTACTGCATCTGTATCTGAACCTGCAATTTCACCTGAGTCATAAGTCGAAGTGGAAGTTTCAGGATCGAAACCTCCTGCTGTATATTGAGCCGCAGTAAATACTTTTATTTGATAATAACTTTGGCTATCACCATCAGTATCGGTGTAATCCCATGAAACGGCAGGGCTGGCTGTTGTAGTCACTGTTCCATTGGGAGTAACAACAGTTACAGTAGGTTTAGTCGCGATATCAACATCGATATACAATTCATAAACATTACTTCTATTTGTAGAATCCTGATATTCGGTAACTTTAGTTCTCAGGTTGTTAACAGTAGTCTGTGTCCACGCGGAGCCATCTGGTGCAGCAACTTGATAAGCACCTTCTAAAGTTGTGATAGAACCATAATTTCCTCTAAGTTGTAAAGGGCTATGATAGTAATTTTGATTATTTATATTTGCTCCAAGATAAACATTCAACTTTCCAGTGCCAGCAGCATCGGTTTTTATTCTAGCCCTTGCTCGTATTCTTTTTACTTTTTCGCTAGCAGTCAAAGTCGTCGTTCCAAAATCAATAATAATAGAACCTTCTCCAACTACAGCGGATTTTTTAGTAATAAAAGTAGAATCGCTATTATCATTTAGTGCTTCGAAAATTGAAGCAGCACCACCAGTATTGTCAAAATTGCCTGCACCTGTGACTACAGCATTAGGTCTTACTGTTGTTACCGCCATTATCTACCTCGCCTGTAATTGTAGTATTTAGAAACAGCAGAAGAAACTGTATTAGGAGTTACAGTTGGAGTTACTTTTTGAGTTTGGATATTAACTGTTACATTAGGGTTTCCTGACCCATAAGTAAAGTTAGACCCCTTCCTACTTGATAGTGCACCAAACATTGGGTTCCCTGAACCATAGGTAAATGTACTTGAATTGACTTTTCCGGGATTAGGTGTAGCAGTTTTATTTGACACACCACCACCACCGCCAGCACCAGTTGTTCTAGTAAAACCACCAATTTGAGCAAACGCAGCAGCAATAACAGCCACTATTTGTTCAGCAATACTTTGAGCAGTCGCAACTAGAGATGCTCTTTGGTTTTCAAGGGCATTTACCATGTTCAATGCTAAGTCAGTACCTAATGAATATCCTTCATCTCTTAGTGGAGCCAAAATAGTGGCAATAGAATCTTTAATAAAAGTCATTTGAGCATTTATTGAGTCAACTTCGGCTTGTGCGCCAGTAACAAAAGCCTGAGCCATACTTACCGCATTACCATAAAAGACAGTAGCCATTTCTGTACCGAAAGTAGTTGAAGCAGAGTTGATTTGACTATACAGAGAATTGATAGAAGCAATTTGCTCTGCGCTCGCTTCGGTTAAGGTTTGAGCAGTTAATGAAGCAGTTTCAGGTCCGGCTTCTAATAATTGTCGAACATAATCTTGGTTCAGTCCTGCTGAAAGTAATTTCTTAATGTTTGCCGAGAAGGAAGTTATCATCTTCAATCTGTCTTGTAATTGTTTTGTTATAGACTCAATGCCAGAAGAAGAAGCCTTAATTTGGGAAATCACGAAACCAGTTGCTGTCCTTGCTACGTTGTAAACTGCTGCACTATCAGCCTTGGATAAATCAACTAAAGCGGTTGCGTAAGAACGCAAATTACCTGCTATTGTTTTATTAAAGTCTGCTTGTTCACTTAGTACATCTTCAAGGTTCTTTTGGGCTTGCTCTAATACTTTTACTGCAACTTCTCGGCGTTTAGCAAGTACTATCAGTTGTTTAGTTTGCAACTCTAAAAACTTTATCATTCTCTGACTTGCTGCAGGATCAATACCAGCGTATCGTTCATTTATCGACTCGGCTAATTTATCGTACATACTGATAATAGAACCTACATCTGCTTCTGCGCTTGATAATGCTCTTGTTAACTCACTTGGCTCACCGAAAGGTCTGCGTAAAATATCAGCAAGTTGGGAAGCACCTTCTGCCCTACTCTTAAGTGCGTCTTGGTAAGCACTTTGCGCATCTTCTAATTTTTTAGTAACTGCTTCTAAAGCAACAGCATTGGCTTCTGCTTGTGGAATAAATCCCCTAATAACATCATTTAATTTATCGAAAGATTTTCTCAATTTAGCCAAAGCAGAGCCAGTTAACATTTTGCCCTTGGCTTCAAATACTGCTGCTACTTTATCTAATGAATCAAGTATTGCTCCTCTGGCTGATTCTGCACTTTCTGTAAACTTATCTGAAAATTCATATTTAATGAAGTCGTTGTAAGACGCTGTGGCTTCTTTTAAGTTTTGTTTCGCTTCCGCTAATTTTTTGGCTGCTACTTCTGCTGCTTTTCTCACTTTGTCATTGATTATATTTCTGTCTGTTGTGCCAAGTCCGTCTGGATTAATCTTGTTAGAAACATCTTTATTTATACTATCAACAGTTTTTTTAGTAATGGTTTTATATTTTTCTAATCCCTTTGCGAAGTCTTGTGCTTTAACGGCTGCCTCATCAAAGAAGTCACCCAGCCCTCCAGGAAGTTTACCTAATATTTCAAATGCTTTAGCAACTACTTTGACCACCATTTGTATTGCGCCGACTACTACCTTTCTAAATGTCGTTGATTTCTCCCAAGCGAGTTTGAAACCCATCGCTACTACTGAAAGAGCCGTGATAATTATTCCTATTGGGTTTGCACGGAAAGCATTACCCAATGTTTTCATGGCAAAAGCAAACTTTGTTGTAGCACCAGTTGATGCATAAGTAAAGAACGCGTACGCTTGTTGGGCTTTTTTAATATTAAATAAAACTTTACCTAATTGCATTCCTGCTATTTTTGCAGCCTTAGTAGCAAGTACAAAAGATATGATTGCTGTTGCAGCGATAGTAAAGAAGGTTGAATTATCTTTAATAAATCTTCCTATAGAACCTAATACTTTGATGAATCCTATTAACGCGCCGATTGCTATTTTAATTGCCGAAGTAAATATTGGTACAAATACTGCTCCCATTGTTTTCGCAAAATCTGTAATATCTACTGCTAAGCCTTTGATTAAAGTGATAAATCTTTCAATGGCTTTTCCGTCAGCAAGTTTTGCTTGCAACTGAGTCAAAATTGGGGTGAATGTACTACTAATTGTTGTGGCAACCGCACCTATTACTGGCTGTAATGCTCTACCAAGAGCCTCCTTTGTTTCATTAACACTTCTAGTAAATTCTCTTTGAGCCTTCTGTGCTGGTGTTAAAGCATTTTCAGCAAAACCTCGGTAAGTAGAACTAAGGACTTTAACGATGGCTTCTGACCTTTGAGTTTCATTTCCAGAACTAATCATCTTTTTAGTATTAGCATCAATTATGAAACCAGTTTTAGTTAATGAACCAAAATTACCTTGTAACGCCTGAGCAAGACCATTAGTGAGCGTTCTAAACTCATCAGCACTTGCTGCTGCTCCTTTTTCTGCTACTACATAATCTAAAATAGCAGGAGTCAATCTACCAATAGTACTTCCATGTAAATCAAATGTGGCTAACTGAGATTGAATTACTGTGATATTTTCTTTTGAAATACCTGTTAATGACTCAAGGGCTTTACCTTGTCCATTTAATATCTGTATCTGTTCTTCAGAGGCGCCGTTTGTATTTAATAGTAATTTTCTTAATCTATACTGCGCTTGACCTGCTATTGTCGCTGCTTGAACTGAATCACGACCTAGTTTGACTGCATAAAGTGCAAGTGAAGTGGCTGCTACCCTTTTGAATACTTTACCTAAATTATCTACACCAATTCGAGACTTATCCGCAGATTTGTTTAAGTTATCCGTTGCGCGAGCAGCCTTCTCCATACCGGCAATGAATTGACTAGTGTCCGCCTTGAGGCGAGCGAGTAAATCAATCACTGCCATTTATATTCACCTTCTTTTTTTAGCTGCTTGTTCTTGCTCCCATATCCGCAACCGCTCTAACGCTTCCCACTCTGATAATTCATAAGCGGAAATAGCCTTATAGGTTGAACTGCCGTATAGAAGTTCTTCGACAGTTCGACCAAGGCGTTCTGCTAGTTCGAAGACGAATCTTCTATAGCCGTTACGGAGGAATCTTTTCCCACCTCATCGGCGCTTTCTTGGGTGAATCCCGATAACCTCATACCAACTGCTGCTAAGCGGTCTAATGCTGTTGCGGCTTTGGCTAATAAAGCATCTCGGTCTGCTGGCTTAAAGATTTGTTCCCCTTTTTCAATATCAAAAGAGGTCGCAATTACTATTTCAGGATAAACAAATTGTAGATTAACTCCACCTTTGTTATCTATTGCTAAATCCATGATACGAGTGCGCTCTGCTCCAGTCATACCACGAACTTCTACTTTAACACCCCACTCTGGTACGTCCACCATTTCTGATGGAATATCCTGAGCGGATAAGATTTGGTCTCTAATGGACACGATTTCTCCTTTTGGTCTCGTTGGACTCGGTCAGCGGGATTCTACTACTATTTTGATTGTTATGCGTAAGTACCGCGAGTTACAGCGCCACTGATTTGAAACTCTGCTGAGTAAGAAACTACGTCATCTACTCCGACAGATGTTTCATATGCGGTCATAATGCACTCACCTGTGTACTTAGTGAAAGTTGATGTAGAACCTTCAGGTCCATGTTCAAAAGACACAGTAGCGTCTTGACCAAGGATTCCTGATAAGTGAGCATCAACAGTCGCATCAAATGAACCTTCAATACTGAATGTGCCGTTTTTGAATCCGACAATATAGGTTCTATCTGATGAGCCAAAAGAGGTAGTTTCTAAAACTTCTGCCTCTCGTGGAAATGAAACTGAATTAAGTGTATTACTGATATCGGTAAGAGTACCTGCTGAATTGTCTACTTTGAATACAGCAGATTTACCATGTCTAAATGTTGGCATTTTTTATCTCCTTGAGAATGCGATAGATACAGTTAAGGCGCCAGTACTTCCTGCTGGAGTTACTTGCGCTCTTAAATAACGAGGTACAGAAGTTCCAGCCGCAACAACTACTCTTTCTGAAGTAACTGTGGTGGTTGAAATTGTTGTGAAGGTGACAAGGTCTGCAAATGTTGAGTTATCGGCTGAACTTTGGATCTTCGCTACGGTAGTCCCATTGCGAGTGTTCGCAGTTACATGTAAATGTGCCACCCCACCATTTGCTGAACTAGCAGCATTGTCTACCGAGGTTGCGTTTAAGGTGGTTGATACAGAAGCATTTCCTGCTAACCAAACACCATAATCTAAACCAGAGTCGGCAACTGCTTCGCCTGAAATTGCTACGACATCAGTCAATGGTGAAGCAACTTCATAAGAAGTACTTTTAGCATTAACCAATACCGCTCTCCTTCCAATCGTTGCTCCATCTCCAGTAACCGACATGACTCGGGCTGTGTCTGAACCTAACGCATCGGAAAGAATTTTATCTATACCATCGGCGGTTGCGCCGACAGTTACTCCATTAGTTGTTCCATCAAATAAACCTTCAAAACTTATAGAACCATCTGTGTGTCCTGTAATGTATGACCGATCAGTTGAACCAAATGTAGTTGTTTCAGGTATTTCTATAGCATTAGATGTGGTAACACTGTTTAGATACCCAGACAAATCAAATTGATTACTTAGGACAACAGCCCCTTTACCATGTCTGAAAGTAGGCATAGTTATTCACCTTTCAATTCTTCAGCCACTTCAATTATTGTTTTGGCTTCGGCTGGATCAACGCCATCACTGATTTTAATTTCATCTACAACTTCAACTGGTGCGGATTTTTTAGATGATTTTTTGCCATCTACTTCTTCAATCATATTGTTTGCAAGAAGCCAAACAGCAGATTTTTCGGGCAGGTCGCTTACTAATTCTCCTGCTTCAACTCGCTTATTTGGCGGGTAATCAATTCCCACTACTGCGCGGTATTGGGTCATGTAAGCCTCCTTAGGGCAACACCAACCCAACTACCTTGGACCTCAATGGGTACTATATGTAGTGGGGTCTCGGTGGACTCGTTATTATTAGATTACCACTAACTACTACAAGATTGTGGTTAGACTTACTTAAGTAATGCAATATCCGTAACTCTAATTTCAGGGTACATACAAAATGTTAAAACACCTGATTCAGATTTTTCACCAGTTATTTCTTTCCACCAATCACTTCCGCCATCCATTGCTGGTGCTTGTAGCCAAACACAACCACCCCAGTCGGCAATTCTAAAATGATGAAAATGACCTGAAACTAATACATCTGCTCCACCTACATGTTGACGACCTAATGCCTGCCCTTCTAGCCATCTTCTTAACTTTTGCTCTACTCCCTGACCACCTCTTCTTGCTGCATGACCATGCGTAATTCCGAGTACCCAACCAGCAACTTCTACTGTAATACTTAATCTATCTTTCGGTATAGCAAACTGGATATGCCCAAAAGCCTCTTGATTAGTTTCAAGGATTTCTGCCACCTGTTCAACTATGGCTACATCATCATTATCATTAAGGGTTGTATAAGACTTGCCTGTATTGTTTCTATTTTCTCCATGATTGCCACCTACTGCTAATACCTGAACTTCATTGAAGTATTTACTCCATCTCATTAAAGCATCTCTTAACAGTCTTCTAGCAATTTTTACTTGGTCGCGCCTATCTAATTCAACTGAAAAGGTTTGTTGGGCGTAATGACCTACGCAACCCTCTATAGAATCTCCTGTCCACAATACGATTAATTTGCCAATAGGTCTTTTCAGTTTTTCTAATTCTTTAATTCTAACTTCTACTTTGTCTATCGCATTCAATATTCTTTCAATAGTTCCTTTTAATCCATCTCCGTCTGCTTTACCTATTTGCCAGTCAGATAAAACTACGATTAAAGCACCTTCACCAGTGAAAGAAGTTTTAAGATTTGGTTTATATTTTTTTATTTCATTTTCTAACTTTGTTAAATCTTCTTTTTTATTATCGTCTTTTATTTGAACTACTTTACCTTTCCATTGGCGATTAAGTGCACCATCTGGATTACCCCAAACATTAAATAAAACAGGTTCAACTACTCTGAAGTTTTCTGGGTCAAGTCCCCATATTCTAAGTATCGCGTCCCAGTTTGGTGCTTCTTCTAAAGGTAATGCTGTAGTAGTTATTGTTCCTTCATCGCCATTCCAAATAACTCCTGCTTGCCACTCTGCTCCTATTTTATTTAATCTAGGTTCGTTGGTTGGATTATTAGAAGTTTTAAGTAGTCTGTCCATTTCTTCATCTAGATTGGACAAGAACAACCACCGCCTTTTGCTCTTCTTCTATGGCGTCGCATTACTTCTGCGCTAACGAAGTATCCATGTGCTTTTAATAAATTCACTAAGTCTAAAGATAGAACTTCTGGATTTTCCATTAAAGCAATTAACTTATTTCTTGTCGGTTCTTCTAAACTTTCTAAAGTTTTTTTAACTGAACAAGTCATACCATTACCTTTTTTGGCTGGTATGAAATTATCTATTGCTGCATCTAAACTAAGCGAGTTGCTGATTTGTGGCTTTACATCTTCCGCAGTTGAGTTTCCACGGTCTTGTGAGATATTCCGCGAGAATTCGATTACATCTCCAACATCTTGGGACTTCGTCACGGTTGTTACCCCTTCCGTAAATGTCTTTCTTACTCTCTGACGGCTCCAAGTCTATACCCCAACATGGCAATCCAAGTTAAACACGACACGAGGTCTTTCAAGTTGATCCACAGAAAGGGGATAAAAACTTCCTGTTGGCTCAACTCTCAGTATGGTCACACCGGAAGAGGTTACATTTACTATGCCCGAAACTAGTGTTCTTAGTGCTTGGGCAAGGTCTCTTGCTGTCGCATAATCATCTCTCGCAGCCCTGACAGATATTTGGACACTTGGTCTATCTACCTGTATAGCGGTAGCACCAAAAGTCATAAGCGGAACAGTTCCTTGTAATTCATATACGCATACGCAAACATCTGGAGTGTCTGGCATCTTTGAAAGGAATAGATTAGTTCCTATGGTCAGGTCACCTCTATTTGTGTCGATATAGGTCCCTAGAGCCTCTAATACGCTTGCCACTTAGAGACCCATAGCCTTTCTAACCGCAAGCAGTAATCGCCCATCCATGCCCTTTATACGCCTTTTAAGTGGGTCTTCTAGGTACTTCGCTTTCTTGCCATTACGGAAGTTCATCTCTAAATCTTCGTGAACAATGACAGCGTAATCTGCTGCTGCCCCTCCGTAAGAAATCTCAACAACAACATCTTTTCCTTCTACCTTCGGAAGTCCCAATTTTCCAGAAGCCCGCAAGTTACCTGTATCAAGAGGAACCTCATCTTGGCTTTCCTCAAATATTATTGCGCCTTCGCGGTAAAGTGCTTGCCCAAGTGTGGCAATAGTCTTTGGCCCACCAATAGCGAGTAGTTCCATAAGTTTTTTTGAATCTAAAGATACTTCATATTTAGCCACCGATAGAACCAAACCTTACTTTAGTATGATGAACTGCTGGAGTTCCATTTGCGCTATAACTTACCTTATCTACGCTAAGTATTCTAGGGTCTGCGTTATTTCCCGGCAAATCTAATCTGTCACCAACTTCAATATTAGCGTCCGAAAGTATGTAAAGAGTTCCTCCTTCAACAACTTGATTGCCTTGTTCGTCACGAGTAGTTGCAACATCTGAAATTACACGACAAGAAAAGTTGGTGCCTACGCCACTTATTGATTTCGAGCCATAGTTATTAAGAGTAGTTGCTTTATAGACCGTAATAGTATCGGTCATGTCGTCTAGCCAATGATTGGGCTGTCCTGCAATATAGGTCATAATGCCCCCAGTTTATACTGTGTAGTCGTGCATTCCTGTATAGAAATCGGTATTATAGGTTGTTACTGTCTTATCAGCAGTAGACATAATTGCCTGTGCGTTTATTTTAACAGTAGGCGGAAACTTCTCTAATTCTTGTGCTCTTAGATTTTTAGCAAGTTCCCGGAATTCTTGGGCAGAAGTAGCATAGGATTCAGATATTGATAGATCGCCTATACTTCTTGAATAATTTGTTTTATGAGCATATTTGGCTGCAATAATTTCTGCTGCGTAGGCTGCTGCTTTATAGACATTACCCCAAGTATCAAATAGGTAAGTTACTTCTGCATCATGTAAATGAAAATCAGTTGAATCAGTATCTCCTATTAAAAATCTAATTTTATCCCTGTTCCCTGAAGTTGGGTCAATGTAAGTAAATGCCATAATTAAGACGCAATCTCTATGCCACAAATATGAAACTTAACATCAGCATGAGAAGCATTACCTGTAATAGTTTGCGTAGTTAGTAATGGTTGGGCAATTTCGTACTGGTGGGTATCGTTAGCAGTAATGCTTACAGTACCAAATAACTGAACGCTATTTAATGAGAGTGTGTAAGTACGAGTTGTGCCTCCTTCGTTATGAACAATGATGCTATTCACGATAGTGGTAGTTGAAGCAGGAACAGTATAAAGAGTTGAGGAACCAGTTTGTGCGGCTGCTCTATGAAGGACTTTGTTAGTAAAGGTCGCCATTACGCTATCTCCACTCCGCTAATATGAAAATTGATATCTGCTGAAGAAGCCGAGCCAGTAATTACATCGGTTGCTACTAACACTTGCTTCATACTAAAAGTCGTAGTTGTATTTGCGGCTATTGACTTAGTAGTGAAGGCGGCAAAACCATCAAAAGATAAAGTAAAAGTTTCACTACCCCCCGAGGTATTTGCGACAGTTACTTGTGTAACGATAGTAGTCGTTGCGGCTGGAGTTGTATATAAAGTAGTAGGCGAGGTTGCGGCAGCAGTTCTCGCTAAGATTTTAGGAGTTACAGCCATTAGTTAGCCTTCATAAGTTCCATATATTGAAAATCATCAAACTCAGCAGTTGAATCGTCTGCTAGGTTTTTAATATCAGTATGCACGGCAGGGGTATCTGCCGCTAGAGGGTATCTAAGTCCTCGTGCTGTTGTTGCCATTGCGCCCCCTTTAGACTCTTCTTATGATAGCAGAAGGGCTCAAATAAAAAGAGTTGTACTCAAGAAAAGCCGTTAATCGCCTTAAGGGCAGTGATAGACTATTTTTAAGTCAAAGGAGAAACGTGAAAGCCAATATCGAACTTTTTAATACACGAAAATACGTGCATATAAAAAACGCTATTTCTGCTGATATATGCGGCATTGCCGCCCAGTATGGAGTTTTTGATTCTTTTGTGAATTACAATCCTGATGCTGACCAAGTTGTCGGGGCACATAGGAAATATGGCGACCCTTTAATGGAATCACTATTGATTTATGCATTGCCAATAGTAGAAGCCAATACAGGTCTCAAACTTTTTCCTACCTATTCCGTGTACAGGACATATCGTCCCGGAGATAAACTTGACCGCCATACAGATAGACCAAGTTGTGAAATTAGCGTTTCTTTATGTTTAGGATACAACTATGAACATACTGACCCTAATTATCAGTGGGGATTGAAGGTTGGAGATCAAGAATTTTTTATGGGTGTAGGGGACATGGTCTTGTATAAAGGTCCTGAAATAGAGCATTGGCGCGAACCGTTAGAAGGGGAGCAAGGCACTTGGCAAGTTCAAGTTTTTCTGCATTACGTAAATGCTGAAGGCTTATATTGGCCTTTGAAATATGATGCCCGCCCTTATTTAGGATTGCCAGAAAAATACATAAATTATGATTTAAGAGATGCAGCAGATGCTATCTATGTAAAAAATTATTCAATACCTTCTTTTTTTAATCTAGTTAAGGAGTAAAAATGCAATACATATATGGTCCAAAGATACAGCCAACTAAAATAATCGCAGGGGCGGTTTATATTTATGAAGGTGCTAGCAAAAATTGGCGAAATATAATTGAAAATGTAGAAAAAGAAGTCGCAATCAAAGATTCAGGCGTAAATTATGAATTGGCAGTTACGCTGAATGGTGAATGGGCAGGCAAACGCAGAAATAAAATAATGCGTGTCACTACTTTAGGGCACCAAGGTAATGAAACTTGCAGACAAATACATAATGATTTCGGGTTGTTGCTAGAAGAACATTTGAAGTCTTATACGACAGACTTTGAATGTAGTTATGGCGAGCATGAAGGGTATGGACTTTTGAAGTATGAAGGAACTACCTCTGACCACTATGACGCGCATTATGATGGCGGACCAAACAATGGTAGGTGGATATCAGCCATACTTTATTTGAACGATGATTATGAGGGCGGTGAATTAGAATTTGTAGCCTTTGGACAAACATATAAACCGAAAGCAGGAACTTTAGTTATTTTTCCTTCAAATTATGCTTATACTCACGTAGCCCATCCAGTAACTAGCGGAACTAAATATGCCTTAGTAACTTGGATAAATGGAAGTTAATCAAAAGATTTCGAACTCCAAAAAAATTTTTTGTAACCTTCATAAAAAACAGTTTTTAGTTTGCCTACACTTTTAATTACATTTTGATAATCTTTATCACTTCCTAGTTCTAATTGCCACTTATCTCGTTTGAAAGGAATAACTTGAACTAAAGGAGTGCCAGCGGGAATTATTCCTTCGAAATGTGGGTCTTTGAAAACAAAAGGAAAGTTTACAGGGTTGACGTATTGGTCAGTATCTACAATTCCTTCAAAGACTATTGTGAAAGAATTAGCGCCGTGAACAGGGTTCATAAAAAGACAAGAGTATCCTTTTGGCGTTCTAATAGACCAAGGATTCAACCATTTCGGAGCCCCAAATAACTTTCCCGCATGCGGGTGTTCATTAAACTGCCATTTGGCATGATATTCTAAAGGAGGGTTATTCGTTACAGTTTTTAATACGATATTTTCACCGTCGCGTTCAACAGAAATATCTTGAAATGTAAAGATAATGTAACCGCTAGTTAAAGCATCAAAAACTGGCATGCATTTTTTAATAGTCGCAGTTGTTTGACCTGCAATAATTTCTTTTGGTTTATCAGTTAAATAAGATTTTGTATTCTTATACCACTCAGGCAAAACTTTTTTACTCGGCGTTGGATAGTATTGAGGGTCTATAAAAAAATCGCCTAATTTCGTAAAGGTAATTCTTTGCATACCTAAATACTATACTAAGAGCGAGGTGGACCTGCTTGCCAAGTTTGAGTATCTTCGTCCCAAATAGTGTAAGAAATCCCAGCCTCTTCGTCAGGTGGTGGAGGCAGAACTGGACAGTACCATTGTCGATTTTGGCTGTTCCAAGTCCATGAAGGATAAGGTTGGACTCGTTCTTCTATTTCTTGGTCGTTATTGATTATTTCATATTCAGTTAACTTACGACCTGAAGTACCATTATGCTCCCCAATAAATTGATTGATTTCTTCTTGCGAAGGTTCGCGATTAAAATAAAGCGAAGCAATTACTTTATTGTTATTTAAGATTGCGACTATGGAGTCCATTTAAGTACCAATATCTTTCCTGCTTGACCTGAGGCGCCACCTTGCCAAAATGGATTGTTTTTAGCACCTTGTCCCCCTGCTCCGCATTGCAGTTTCGCTCTAGTTGCTGGACGATAGATGTTTGTATTAAGGTCTCCTGTTGGACTTCCTCCTGCGCCTGTTGGTGCGAAACCACCTAAATTATCACTTCCGCCCGTTCCTCCCAAACCGCCGTCCGCACTTAATGTAAAGCCAGTAGATTGGCCACCAGTATTCCCTGGGTTTCCTGCACTAGGTGATGAACCATTATTGCCAACAGTACCGCCAGCGCCAGCGGTTAAAGAATAATTACCAGTTAGTTCAAAAGCCGTGTTGTTAAAAGCGACTCCGCCCTCACCGCCAGTTCCGCCTCCACCAACTCCTGCCCAACCTCCAAAGCCCCCGCCTCCTCCGCCGCCACCAACAACGACGACATGTGCATATTGACCGGGAGTATAATTTCCTGCGTTGCCTGTACCATCGCCTGCGTAATTACCAGAATCTAATCGTTGTAAAACCATAGTTCCGCCTTGAGTTGTAATTTTGTCATTAGCAGGCGTAATACTTAAGTCTAGCGCGGTGCTCGCTTCACACTCAATGCGGTTAAAGTCTGAAGCAATGGCAGTGCTTGCAGAAGTAGTAGTAACAGCGATTTCTTGAATTAACGCATTGCTGGTATTAAATACAAAAAGTCGTGCTGTTCCTGTACTGGTTACACAATTGTAAGTTCCAGCAATTAATTGTGGCATAAGTAGCCAAACTCGAGTTGTATCTGCAATAGTAAAAATTGAAGTTACTGCCGCTTTACCATTGATAGCGGTATTTAGAGTAGCAATTGGTCCTATCTTAGTTGCTACTGGACTACCATTTTCTAGAAATGCCATTACGCAATCTCACTTCCGAAAACATTAAATGATTGGTTAGCAGAAGAAGCAAAACCTGTTATTACATCGGCTGCATTGAGTGTTACTCCAATAGTGTAAGTATGGGTGGAGTTCGCGGGTAAGGCTACATCATAAGCAATATAATGTTTCGCCGCTAAGGACTCACCATCAGGTCTAATCGCTAAACGATAAGTACCAGCCGTTCCTGCCTGATTAGTAACTACGATAGTACTAACTACCGCTTCTGTTGCTGAAGGAACTGTGTAAACTGTTGTTGCGGTCGTTGCGGAAGGATTTACTTGCCCAAGGACCTTATATGATGTTGCCATTTAGCCTCCTAAGAATAAGAACGAGTTTAGCACTCCAGTGGTCAAAGATTGTGCTGTCGACACGCTCGCTGATGATGAAACTGAAGCGTTTTCAGTTTGAGTTTCATAAGTGTCAAAAAAACTCGGAACTGTAGTCCAAGTAATGTTAGTTAAAGCCGTATAGGTCGCTGCCCTTGCGTTTAAGGCCGTATAGGTAGCATTACCGTATTCAAAGTATCTATATTTACCACTAAATACATAACTAGAAGTGCCTTGGTCGATTTGGGCGTCAAGGGTATCTATATCGGCAGTCAATACATTCCATATAGTATCGGCGATCAAACTGACATAGGTATCAGGAGCAGTAATAGCGGGACTTATATCGGCTAAATTAAGTGTTCCTGCTGTAGCAGCAGGAAGGCTAATTGTATATGTTCTACCTTTAGGAAAGGCTTCTTCAACTGTGATTGTATAAGGAATAGGAGTTAAGTCAGTATCGTCTGTGGCTGGAAGAGTAGTGCTGAAAGAACCATTAGAATCTAAAGTCACCGACTTTGTTGAAGGCACAATAATTTTATTATCAGTAGTATTTTGAAGAACAGTACTCAAAGTAAATTTGACTTGACCACTAATAGCCGTTCCTGTGTAATCAACAAAATTTCCTGCTACTGTGACAGTAGTTACTGCTGCACCTATTGTCATTAGCCAATACCGCCTAAAAATGGATTAGCAACTAAAGGAACTAATGCTTGAATAGTTGCCAAATCTGCTGTTACGTCAGCACTTGCTGTATCAATAGCAGATGAAATTGCATTACCAATATCTGTAACAGGAGTAATACCCGCCATGATATTTGTGTAAGTGGTATAGGACGACGCAGGGACGTAAGCCATTTTATAGTCCCATCAGCATAAAAGGTTGTAAAGATACTTTTTGAATGTTTGCAACTTCGTCAGAACATAACACAGCATTTGCGGTAGCGGCATCGGCTATATCTTCCGCATTATCTAAAGTTGTAAAACTTCCGTCAGCGGTATTGTAAGTACCTAATAAAGTATTATATTGAGTAGTAGTAACAAAACTACCTGCGGTGGCACTATCTACTGCTTCTGATAAGTCTGCTAAATCATAACTTGCTTGACCTGCTGGTAAAGTAATGAAAAAATCTCTACCGCCTCCAAATATCTCTTCAACTCTGTACGCAATAGGATTAGGCGTATAGTCAGCATCATTAGTTACTGGCAGAGTAACGCTAAAAGCCCCACTACCATCTAAAATATCTGTAACTGGCTGACTCACTACTATTTGATTTTGGTCAGTATCAATAACATTACAAATTGCAGTAAAGCGGACTAAACCTACTTGTGGGTTTCCATTTATATCTACATAGGTGCCAGTTAGAATTGCTGTACTTATATCAGGGCTTAATGCCATAATAAACTCCTAACCCATTAACAAAAAAGAATCAAATCCTCCGCTTGCTGCTGCTGCCCATTTTACTCCGCCCGCTTCATTTGAGTCGGCTGTGAGGACGGTTCCGTTAGCGCCTACTGATAACTTACCTACTGTGTTATCAGCAGTAGCAACAAACATATCACCTTTGCTATCTACAAGAACCTGAGGAACTGGGTATTGAATAATTGAAATAGCCATTATTAAACTCCTTGTCGAATAACGCCAACGACTTGAGTGCTTGAAGCAACTACTCCGTAAATTCCTTCTCCTGCTTGTAAATCAATAGCAAAAGCAGTTCCTGCTAAAAGTAAAAATCCATAAGAAGCAGTAGTAACGCCTTCTCCGCCAATATAAACATTGACACCAGTTGTTGGGTTTTGTACTAAAACTGTTTGGCCATCTCGACCTGCTGTTGCTGCTGATAATAAAGTCGCAGTAGTTCCTACTGTAACTTGCGCATGGTTTAGTGCCATAAAACTCCTTAGATAAAGGGGTGGCTATTGCTAACCACCCCTCTAGTTTACTTAACCTCTAAGTCTTTTTCTTGCTTTGACTTAGTCTTTTTTTCTACTTCTTTAATCTCTACCTTTTCTTCGATGAATTCAATATATCTATTGTTTTTCAATGAAGCAGCGGTTCGCCAACTCGTTACATCTAAGACAGTTCCCGGCTCGATAATCTTGCCGTCAACAGTCATTCTTTTTAGAATCTTTGCTTTCATCTTATGCAGTTGTATCGATCCAGCAGTATGAGAATGTTACTTCGGCTTGGTTGATTGCATCTCCTGTTGGGTTGTAAAGGTAGATAGTTACTGTATCTGCTGCTGTTACGGCTGCTCCAGCGAAGATTAAATCATCGTTCAAGGTTGCAGGTGGATTTACGATGATGATGTCTGTGGTAGCAGCACCAGTCAAAGTAAATGTAGTTCCCCCACGAGTTGTGGCATTGATTGAAGCAGGATCGATTGCTACAGTGCCGAACTCGATACCATAAACAGTATCGTTGTCGCCAATTTGTAATGCGCCGACTGCTGCTTCGCCTCTTGTAATTCTATTTACTTGTGGCATATTTTTCCTTTTCTAATAAAGAAAGGAGAGCCAATGAAGACTCTCCTTTCATTTGTTACTGAATTAAGCGACGATTGTATTCCAGAAATAACCAAGGTCAGCGCCAATAACTTTGTTGTCAAAAGCCATTTCAGCCTCAACACGCTCTGCCTTTAGTGATTCCATACGGAATGAACTTACACCAATTGTTGAACCAATTCCGCCTGATACACCAGTCCATGAGAAAGTATAACCTGCTGATGGAGTTAGTAATCCCGGACTTGGTGCTACATAATAAAGTGCTGCTGCTTTACCATAAGCAAATCCATATGCTTCGGCTGCACCTTCATTGTTAGTTGCCTTTACTGCACGAGCAACAAGAACACGATCTAAGTCAAACATACGAGCAAGCATATCCTCTGTAATTGTTTGGCTTGATGTGTACTTAATGCGGTCAACTAAGTCTGGGTGGTTCTTT